TGCGGATATTATGCATAACTCTGCTACAATTAATCTTAATATACTAAATGCTGTTAAACAATTTAATGAACAAAAGGGTTTAAATAAAACAAAAATTTTTTATAGTAGTAGTGCCTGTATGTATCCGGAGCACAATCAACTTGATCCAGACAACCCTAATTGTGAGGAGTCTTCTGCCTATCCAGCAGATCCGGATTCTGAGTATGGGTGGGAAAAATTGTTTAGTGAAAGGCTATTTTTAGCTTATAATAGAAATTATAATATACCAGTTCGCATTGCACGATTTCATAATATTTTTGGACCCCTAGGTACCTGGGATGGTGGTAGAGAGAAAGCCCCTGCTGCTATCTGTAGAAAAGTTATTCAAAATAATAATGAAATAGAAATATGGGGCGATGGAAATCAAACAAGAAGTTTTCTTTATGTTGATGAGTGTGTAGAAGGAGTTAGACGATTAATGGAATCAGAGTTTACTGAACCTGTAAACATTGGATCGGATGAAATGGTCACTATTAACCAACTAGTCGATATTGCATGCACTGTGGAAAGTAAAGATATTGTTAAAAAACATATTGACGGTCCTTTAGGTGTAGCTGGTAGAAATTCTGATAATAGACTTATTAAAGAAAAAATTAACTGGGCACCTGATTATCCATTAGCTAAAGGAATAGAGCAAACATATAAATGGATTAAAAAACAAATTAAATCAAAATGAGTAAAAAAGCATTAGTAACAGGCGGAGCCGGATTTATCGGGTCAAATTTAGTTGATCAACTTATTGCTGACGGTTATAAGGTAGCAATAATTGATAATGAAAGTTCAACCGTAAATGAAGAATTTTATTGGAATAATAAAGCAGAAAAACATCTTATCAATATAACAGATCAAA